GTTATATCACGCCTTAGAACCACAACGCGATACGTTCCTACGTCGCGCACGGGATGCTGCGGAACTAACCATTCCATATCTAGTACCACCCGAAGGCGCGAGTGAACACACTCAGTACAGCACCCCTTACCAGGGCATCGGAGCGCGTGGTGTAAATAACTTGGCTTCCAGGCTTATCCTTTCATTGCTACCGACAAACGCTCCGTTCTTTCGGTTTATCATCGACCAGATGGAGTTGAATAAAGCTACGGAAAGCTTACCGGAAGGTGAGGACGCACAGTTTAAGACTGAACTCGATGTTGCATTGGGCAAGGTCGAACGTGCAGTTTCCCAGGAAGTTGAAGCCGAAGGATTTCGTTCCGGCACTTTTGAGGCACTAAAACAACTGCTAGTTGCCGGCAATGTTTTGATCTACATCCCAAACGATGGAGGTATGCGTGTTTTCCGCTTGGATCGGTTTGTAGTCAAACGTGACCCAATGGGCAACATCACCCACATTGTAACGAAAGAAGATGTCTCTCCGGCCACGCTTGAGCCTAAGCTAAAGGAATTGATTGGGGACTCGTCAGGCAAAGAGAAGACTGCATCTCTATTTACCGCCATCATTCGAGAAGGGAACAAATTTAAAGTCTGGCAAGAAATCAACGACACCAAGATACCAGGCTCAGACGGTTCCTACACTGAAGATGTAATGCCGTGGATGGCATTGCGATACACTCGCATTGACGGTGAAGCATACGGACGCGGATTTGTCGAAGAGTACCAAGGTGATCTGCAAAGTCTTGAGGGTCTGATGAAGGCACTTGTCCAAGGAAGTGCTGCTGCGGCCAAGGTTTTGTTTTTGGTCAACCCAAATGGCATTACCAGAGCAACCGATCTTGCCGATGCCACCAATGGAGATTTCGTTGAAGGCAATGCCCAAGACATTACTACGCTCCAGATGCAGAAGTTTAACGACTTTCGCGTCGTGTACGAAGCGGTCAACGGAATCCAGGAACGCCTTTCCCACGCCTTTCTGCTCAACTCGTCGGTAATCCGCAGTGCAGAGCGCGTTACGGCAGAGGAGATCCGCATGGTGGCACAAGAACTTGAAGCCACACTCGGAGGACTTTACTCACTACTCTCACAGGAGTTTCAGATGCCTGTCGTAAATCGCTTGATTGCGAAGATGACAAAACAGAAACGACTGCCAAAGCTCCCGAAGGATTTGGTAAAGCCGACAATTGTTACTGGCGTAGAAGCACTTGGACGCGGTAACGACTTAGCCAAACTCGACATGTTTGTTGCCGGAGTGGGGCAAATCATGGGACCAGAGATAGTGAGCCAGTACATGGACACCGCAGAATATTTACGGAGGCGAGGTGCTGCTGTTGGTATTGACACAAACGGGCTGGTCAAAAACGAACAGCAAATCCAGCAAGAAGCGCAACAAGCGCAGATGATGCAAGCCGCCATGACGCTAGGTAAACCTGCCATTGACAGTGCTACCAAGCAAGTAATGCAAGCCCAAGAAACAGAACAACCACAACCACAAGGATAACAATGTCTAACTACGGTAGCGTTGAGATTACACAAAAATCACCAGGGGAAATCGAACCAGAAGCAGAAACAGAAAATGCTACGGAAGAACCACAAGGGGAGTCACAAGAACAACAGGAAACGGGCGAAGAAAGCCAGGACACGCAGGATCGGCCAGAATGGTTAGATGACCGCTTTAAAAGTCCAGAGGACTTGCAGAAGTCTTATAATGAGTTGGAGGCAAAGCTCAAGGAACGCCAGAATCCGAAAACAGATGAGTCTACTAAAGCTTCTGAAGCAGGAGAGGAAGGTAATGAAGCACCGTCTACGCAAACGGAACTAGGCACCTTACTAAATGACGCCAACAACGATTTCTGGGAAAATGGTGAAAGGCTCTCCGATGAGATGAACAAGCAGTTGGTCGATGCGGGTATCCCACAACAGCTAATTGACACGTTTGCCCAGAACGCAACAGCAGGTCGCCAAGCTTACGTAAACGAATATCAAAATGTCGCCAATGGTGAATATGATCAGATGACTGATTGGATGCAAACCACGCTCGATCAGCAGACACTCGACACTTACAATAATGCTGTAAACTCTGGCGATACTAACTTGGCCAAGATGGCAGTGCAGGGAGTGTACTCACAATACAAGGCCGCAAACGGGTTTGAGCCAAATCTTATGAGGGGCGAAACTAGCTCTGCTGGAGGAGTGAAACCATTCAATTCATGGGTAGAAGTCCAAGAGGCAATGAAAGACCCTCGGTATAAAAAACACGACAAATCTTACCACGAAAGTATTGACAGACGTTTGGCGGTTTCCAAATTATAGAGCTTTGTCATATACTACTTCAAGACCCGCAGGTTTTTCATACTTTTCCCTGCGGGTCTTTTTTTGTGCCTTGACAAAACGGCATAGAATAGTGTACAAGTATCAAACATACACTTTAAGCAAGCCCCAGCCCTTACGAGGGAACAACTGGTTAAACGGTCAGCAGATAGTGTGACATCCTCACATTCCAAGTTTAACCCTTCTAATATAGGAGACCTCGTACCATGGCAAATGGTGATACTACAGTTTCACGGCTTGGGCAAGTTGACCTTTCAGGTGATGCCCTAGCAATCTTCCTCAAAAAGTTTTCCGGTGAAGTCCTCACGACGTTCGACGAATCGAATATCATGGGTGACAAAGCCATCACGAAAACTATCGAAAGCGGAAAGTCCGCACAGTTCCCAGTAACTGGTGTAGCTTCTGCTTCCTACCACACTCCTGGTCAAAACATTGCAGACGCTGGTAACAGTTATCTGTCTCAAATCCGCCACGCTGAAAAGATTATCAGCATCGACCCGCTCTTGGTTTCCACCACGTTCATCTCGAACTTGGACGAAGCTATGAACCACTACGATGCTCGTTCGGTTTACGCTCACGAAATCGGTCATCAGTTGGCAGTCCGCACTGACACTGTTAAGATCAAGACCCACATTGCCGCCGCCCGTGCTAGTGCAAACTACACCGGAGGTAAAGTTGGCGACCAGATCGACGTTTCCGCTGAAAGCACAACTGCTGACAGTACCGAGACGTACACCGCAGCTAATCTACAGGCATCCTTGTTCCTCGCCGCTGAAAAGATGGACGACAACGATGTGCCTAATGATGGTCAGCGTTTTGCTGTTCTTTCCCCAACCGACTACTACTTGTTAGTTAATGCTGGAGTCACCACTTCTGCCCTTAACCGGGATATTGGAGGTGTCGGAAGCATTGCTACTGGTGAAATCCCAATGGTTGCTGGAATTAACATCTTTAAATCCACCCACATCCCGACCACCGACCTCTCCTCTACCTCTACAGGTGATGGTGCATCTAACAATGATGTTTTTGGTGGATCTGGCGTTGGTTACAATGGTGACTTCTCCGATACTGTCGGCATCGTCTCCCACCCCTCTGCTATCGGTTGCGTTAAGCTTCTCGATTTGGCAGTTGAGACTGAGTACAAGATCGAACTCCAAGGCACTCTGCTTGTTGCAAAGTATGCCATGGGTCACGGTGTACTCCGTCCTGAGTGTGCATTTGAGTTGGTGAAATAAGCCTACTCTCACATTTCCCCACCCGATATTGGGGTCAGCAAGTTTGTTATACGTGGTTGTTTACACTTGCTGGCCCCTTTATTTTTTCTATAGTACGCGACATGGCACTGACACTTTCCACTAAACTTGAAGCCGTAAACACGATCATCGGCGTGATTGGAGAAAGTCCGGTCAATAGCCTGGGAACTGGGTCTAGTAGACCACAGATTGTGGTGGTGGCAGAACAACTCCTTGACCAAGCCCTAAAAGATATACAGGCAGAAGGATGGCACTTTAACACCGAGAAGACCTACACTTTGTTGACCAATACGGACAATAAGGCAGTTCTGCCATCCAATACGGCGCGAGTAGACGCTTCCGTAGGGTATCACACTGACTTGGACTTGGTGCAGCGTGGAACGACCTTATATGACCGCAAGAACCATACTGACACTTTTACTGAGGACACGCTGACTGTAGATATTGTTTTCCTATTGGAGTTTGATGACATGCCTGAGCAGTTTCGCACTTGGGCGACAATACGGGCAGCACGGCAAATGTCAGCACGTTACATCGGTAGTCGGGAGATGGAGGCATATACGCACCTTGACGAAATGAAAGCGCGTTCCGATGCCCGTCGCGCAGACAAAAAGACGCGGAACCCAAACATCCTTTCCGACAATTACTCTGTCTTTCAAACTATTGATAGGTAATGCCACTAATTAACCAGAGCATACCAAACCTCTCGCAAGGCGTTTCCCAGCAACCAGATGCAATTAGGCATCTTGGACAGGGAGACACCCAGGAGAATATGTATTCCTCGGTAGTAGATGGATTGTTGGCGCGGCCTAATTCAAACAATGTCGGGGAGTTAGGGTCAGCAAAAGTTTTCTCTGCTGATTGCTTTGTACATTCGATTAACAGAGATGCAAGTAATCGGCATGTGCTAATAATTGAGCCTAACAGTAGCACCCCATTGATTTACGACACGGTAAATGGCACTGCAAAAACTGTGTATGATGCCTCCACCGGGACAGGCACTTCTTTTTCTAATTACATCTACACCGCCAGCCCAAGAACTGATCTCCAGGCACTAACTGTTGCAGACACCACTTATGTCCTTAATAAGACAAAGCAAGTGGCAATGACTTCAGCAGTAAGTGCATCCCTTGAAAAAAAGGCAGTAGTCTTTGTGAAGCAGGGTGACTACAAAAAAGAGTTTCATGTAGACATCAATATTGGCGGCACAACATACCGTCGCGGCTACAGGTCAGGAGATGGTTCGTCATCTAATGATGCTACCCGTATTGTTGGCAGCACAGAAACAGCCCTTAACGACGCAAAATTCGCTGGATTCGTTGAAGGCAACGCTGAAGCCGCATCCACCACAAAGATTGCCCAAGGCTTGTATGGCGCAATGTTTGCTAGCGCAATTTCTAGCACTTCTTTTACTCTTGCCCGACTTGAAGGCGAAACATCTACTGGCACAGATGACGTTGATGGAAACAATTATTCTAATGCAACGAATGGTGGCGCAATTTTAATTACCTACTCTGGATCATCCTCTTTCAATGTCTCTACCCATGATGGACAGGGGGACACTGGCATCGGTGTAATTTACAATGAAGTAACAAGCATAAGCGATTTACCTGCCAGTTGTTTTCATGGGATGAAAGTAAAGGTCAGGGGTGATGTGGAGTTAGTGCAAGACGATTACTGGGTTAAGTTTGTGTCTAAAGACTCTGGGGCATCTACTGACGACTATGGAGAAGGGTCTTGGGAAGAAACAATCGCGCCGGGAGTTAAGACAACTTTAGATGCCTCGACGCTCCCATGTGTTATTGCCCCACAATCTGCTACACCTACGAATTACTACTACGCGGAAGATTCCTGGGATGACCGACTGGTTGGTGATGACGACACAAATGCTTTGCCGTCTTTTATTAACAGTGATGAATCGGCAACCATTGAACAAATGTTCTTTTTCAAGAATCGGCGTGGATTCCTTTCCGGGCAAAGTGTCATCATGTCGGAAAACGATGACTACACCAATTTCTTTAGAACCAGCACACTTAGCCTGTTAGACTCAGATCGAATTGATGTAGGAGTCAGTCATACTAAAGTTAGCTTCCTAAAACATGCACGGGCTTTCCAGGAAAAGCTTATTCTTTTTTCTGAGCAATCCCAATTTGTATTGCGCGGCAATAACCTGCTTACTCCGGCCACGGTCAACATTTCCCCGGTTACGGAATACCAGACCCAAACTGGTGTAGAACCACTTGCCCAAGGGGATTTTATTTACTTTCCGTTCACTCGCGGGGATTACCAGGGCATACAAGAATATTATGTAGACGCTACTACGGACACATTCCGCGCCGAGGAAATCACATCACACATTCCTCGGTACATACCATCTACAGTCAAGCAGATGGCTGGCACACAGTCGGAAGATGTAATTGCGCTAACTACCACCTCGAACCAAAAAGAGGTCTACATCTACAAATACTTTTGGAACAACAAGGAAAAGATTCAGGCAAGTTGGTCAAAGTTTACTTTTACCCATGACATTGTTGGAATCTTTTTTATCGAGAGTGACCTATACTTGATAAGCGAGGATGGAACTCAGTCATGGCTAGATAAAATGCCCTTGGAGAGTGGATTGGTTGATTCCGGGTTTGCTTACACAATTAGGTTAGACTCTAGGCAGCAGGTTAATGACTCGGCACATTCTGTTAGCTATGACTCTGGAGCAAAAACCACAACAATTACTCCAGGCATTAACTGCGATGGCATAGAAGTATGGAGCGCAAACGGACTAAAAGCTACGAAGGCATCCAACACATCGACGACAATTACAGTCAATGGTGACTGGAGGTCGGCAACTTTAACTTCATACATTGGTTATCCAATATCTTGGGAGTTCGAGATGTCTAAGCCAAACGTGAAGCAGCAAACAAACCGTGGCGGCTTAACCACATCCAACTACAGCTACCAAGTTGTCAGGACAGGTGCGGTTGAATACGCACAGACAGGACACTTTACAGTTGAGGTATCAAAGAAATACCGAGACACATTCACACATGTCTTTAACCCAACCACTCTGGGCGCAGATAGCATCATTGGCGAATTAGTTTTGGAGGATGGGTCATTCCGGTATCCCATTTACTCAAACGTAGACGACCTTACCGTCAAACTAAAGGGATCGAGTGCGCTACCAGCAAGGTTCCTATCAGCAGAATTTGAAAGCACAGTTGCATCCAGGAGTCGCAGATATGCGTGATAGCACCGAATACGAAGACTGTTATATTACACGCTCAAAGTCTTGTGACGCGGCAGAACTTTACAGCAATTTGCGTAAGGCTGACATTGACGAGTGTTTTGGGCTGGGAGTGCATCCGCGTGAGGCATGTCTTGGATCTGTAGGAAATGGGAGCAAAAGTTTTACAATGCGGTCATACGAAGATGACAATTCTCTCATCGCGTGTTTTGGGGTTGGGCATCAATTACCGAACGTCGGATGTATTTGGATGCTAGGGACTGACAGGGTAAAAAGCGTTAGCACGACCTTTCTGCGGCACTCTAGGGAGTGGGTGCAATATTTGATTGAAGGTTACGACTACGTATCTAATATTGTCAGTGTAAAAAATGCAGTGAGTATTCGTTGGCTCAAGTGGGTCGGCGCAGAATTTATTAAAAATTACCCGCAAGGATACCAAGAATTTATAATTAGGAGAAATTAAAATGTGTTGGTTTGTACCATTAGGAGCAGCGATGATGGGAAGTACTACTGCGGCAGTTACCGCCGCAGGGACAGCATCTACTGCGGCGGCTATAGGCGCAATGACAACGCTTTCTGGTTTATCTACTGCCATGTCTTTTGCAGGTCAACGTCAACAGGTTCGCGCTCAACAACAGATGCAAAACATCGCATCGGAGCAGGAGCGGCAGCGTTTTTTCCGTGAACAAACCGCAATACGTAGGCAAGAGGCACAACAAGAACAAGCCGCAGCCGAAGAGTCACTTGCTATACAACTCCGCGCACAACAAGCAGTAGCAACTGCTCAAACTGCCGCAGGGGAAGCGGGAGTAACAGGCACGGCAGTCAACGAACTAGTCAACAGTTACTTTCAGCAAGCAGGAGATTACCGCAGACAACTATTTATGGAACGTGGATTCCAGCGTGAGGCATCTCAACAAGCAGGGGTAGAGGCTGGATTCCGAACGCAAATGGAGCAGACGCGGATCAATCGCCCAATTAGTCAACCGTCTCTACTTGAGGGGGCGGTAAACATTGCAGCAAGTGCCTATGGTGGTGCTGCACAAGGGGCGCAATTTGCTGCACTTAGAGAAGGCTAAGAATAATGGCACAACAAGATATTAGCCGATTTTTAAAGCAAAACCGAGAGCAAGTTGGAGACCTGCCAGGTCGCGGAGTCCGGCCAGCAAACATTCGTGGTGGCACAGTAGGTGTCGTTGTGCAGCAAGCAGAAGAACCCGCAATCATGGGTCTTGCACGTTCACTTAACGGGGTAAACAAGGCACTACAAAATTACCATAGCATGGGCGCGACAGTTTCCGAAATGGAGGAGAAGCGCATCATGTCAATGACTCCAGAGGAACGGGCTGAAGAACTTAATAAGACTAAGGCCAAACTAGATGGAGCAGAACGCAAAGGACTTATTCCATTTCTTGGCAATCCGCTAAACTGGGAGCGCAATAAAAAGGCTTTAGCGGTTGGACTTGCTGGCGACCTGTATGACGAGATGACCTCTGACACTGGGCGGCTTAAAAATCCCAAACAACACGATGATACCCGCAGCTTGGATGAAATTGTTGGAGAAGAGGTACAAAGCTTTCTTGGCGAAAACCCGGCTATTGAAGGGCAGCAAATTGTCCTTGATGAGTTTTATCGGGCATTTGAGGTAAAGAATCGTGCAATTCAAAGGGAGTATGGTGAACGTCAGGCTGGAATGGTAAAAGGCAATATCGTTAAAAAGCACGTGAATGAAATTTTTCGATTTTGGGATGACTGGGAGGGTTCTGCTGGAGAGGCAACATTGATCCAAACGCAAATGCTAGAGAATTGGGAGCCTTTGCAATTTTTAACTCAAAAGGAAAAATTAGACGTCATCTCAAAGTTAGCGACCTCACTAGCAAAATCTTCCCCCGAACACATTACTGATTTTATGGAGGCGTTTAAATCCCTTCCTGTGGGAAATGCGACTTACGGGCAAAACTCAAAACATTTTAGTGACTTAGATAACATCGTCACTGTGATCGCACAAGAGGAAGAAGAAAGACAACAAAAGGAAACTGACAGGGAACGCACAAAGCGCAAACAAAGGCAGGATGATTCTATTGAGCAACTAAACTCAGACTTCTATGCTGGGATGCAATCACTGCGAAGTGGAGTAGATAAGTTTAACTGGAAAGGACAAGATTACACAGATGTAGATGAATTTGATGAAGCATTTCGTGAGCACATGGACACCACGTGGCTACAAGAAGACACACAGGTCTACGCTGGTGTCATTCGTGGAATCAATGAATACCTGGATGCCGGGAATCATAACATCGTAGGTGAACGACTTTACAAGCAAGCAGGGGTTGAGCGGGTTATTTCGACTACAGTATCTCGCCTAAGCCGCACTGCCATCTTACTCGATAAAGATAAAGAGATCATTGATGCTGAAACAGGGGAAAACTTCCTTGTATCTGAATCCCCTGACTTCCTTGAGATCGAGGCAAGTCTCTACACAGAACTCGACAATTTAGCACAAACAATTCGGGATGAAGTGAGTCAATCTGGAGTTGGATTCCTAGAACAGGCAGACACATTTAAACAGCGATTCAGAGATGAAAGTGCTGAGATCCTCACCGAACACAAAGAGAGGGTTCAAGCAATCGGTCAGGCGCAAAAGGATATTTCAAAACAATATAATGAAGCGGATGCTGCATTAAAAAATGCTAAGGATGGTGACAAGGTAGCGACTGCACCATCGAACTGGGTTGGGGAGTCACCACTGCAAGCAACTGAGCGGATTAACCATAACCTAACTTTGGCGATTGTAAGTACCAATAAAAGTACACAATCCAAGGCTCTTAAGGAGGCAATTACATGGATAAATGTAAATGATCTGAGGTCTAGGGCGAATGGGAGCACACCGAAGCAGAGGGCAAAAACCATTACGACTGACTTCGGTAGGACAATAACAACTTCGGAATTGTCTTACACTGATGACGAAAAGGAAACCTTCCGGCTACTAGCAGAACGAGTTGAAGCACTCAGCGGATTCTACACTGACATTGATGCCTTAGAGCAACAGCGCACAATCACTGGGGTAGCTTTCGACCCAACTGAGCTTAATCCGTTTCAGCACTTTATCCTCACCAAAGAGGAAACTGAACTTGATGAGCCTAACGATATGATTAAGCGCAAGGCTGAGATTATTAAGGACATTTCCGCAGAAGACCTCCTTAAAGCACAGAAAAAGGTTTACGAACAACGCAAACATTTACTCCCACTTATTGATGGCTGATTTACGATACCAAGACGAAGACGACCCTAATGTGTTCCTAGATGTCCTTACCGCCCCATTCCGGGGTGTAGAGGGTGCGGCACAATCTGTTTACAACCTAGCCGATTATGTTACCGGAGACATACTTCCCGATTACGACACTCGTTTGTTTGGCGAGTCTAAGACAACTGCTGGAGGTATTACTGAAGGGATTTCGCAATTCTTGGTTGGATTTGTGCCATTTATAGGCGTGGCAGGAAAAGTAGGTAAGGCTGCACAAGCAGGGAAATTGGGCGCAGCAATGCGGCACAATAAACTGCTAACTACACAAATGGGGCAAGCCGCAACCGCAGGTATCGCCGCAGACTTTACTGTGTTTGATGGCCAAGAGGATAGGCTGTCGAATCTTATCCAGGCCAACCCAATCTTAGCTAACCCTGTAACTGAGTTCCTGGCAGCAGACGAAGATGATCCATTTGTTGTCGGTCGATTCAAGAACGCATTGGAAGGTTTGGGATTAGGTTTAGCCGCTGATGGTCTCATACGAGGTGTTAAGGCTATCAAGAAGGGGCGTAAGGCTAAAACTGAGTCAAATGACCCAGACTTGGTAGCAAAAACTGTTAATGCCTCTCTTGTCAGGGATGTTCGGAGGGACATAAGCCTTAATAACACAACCGAAGAAATACTAACCAAACCTGTACCCTTTAAGACCTATGAAGAGGCAGGAAAAGAACGACCTAAAGGTGCAGATACGATACTCAACAGACTCAGACTTGAGGCTAACGTAGTAAAGAGTAACAAAGAATCAGTTGAAGAGGTAGAGGAGTTTATTAACACAATCGGAAAGCGTATGTTTGACGATGTCAGTATATCAATATCTGCCAAACTAGATGATAAAGGTGTGTTTAATTTCGCTACCAACCTTATGACGTTGCGAAAAAGTTTGCTACAAGATGGTGAACTAGAAGAAGCTGCGATCCATGAGTTGTGGCATAGTTTGAGTCGGTATCTCCCATCAGAGGAACTTGTTAAATATGACAAACAATTTGAAGCAGAAAAAGCTAAATTCATAAAGGATAACCCACAGTTGGGTAAAGACATAGAGGCTAGTATTTTTAATCAGAGTACCTATAAGTACGCTGATATAGACGAGTACTTCGCAATGAACATGACTGAAGCTTGGTTTGAACAAGCAGATGTCTTAGCTAAACTCGCCCCGGTTGGTACGCTCAAAAGACTTACACAAGAAGTTGGTATTATGTTTTCCGATCTTTTTGAAAACATAAAAGCAGCTTTAGGAGGTGATCGAACAAAGAAGATCCTTCGGGATTTCATGAAGAAGAACGAAAAGTACCAAGGGGTTAAGCGTGAGGTTCCCCTTGAGTTTGATGAGAGTTTATTCGGTTTTCCTGTAGTTCAAGGAGGAGTTAAACAAATGCCTCAACTCAGGTCTTACAGTGAGAGTGAAATCAAATCCTCTGCACCTGCATGGTTCAAAGAGTCTAATGGAGATTTAGACACCTCTATCAGTACCGAGCGGGCTGGTGACACACAAAGGGTTAACACAGACCCTACATATGATAAAGCTGCCCAATTAGTACAGCCCGGTAAAACATTAGACTTAGGTGCAGGTCTGGGTAGGGGAAGCAAGAAATACGGATTTGATTCGGTAGAGCCTAACCCCAGCTTTACAAAGAAGAACTCAAAGTGGAAAGAAGGAGAGTTTGAGCCTAACTACCGCTTCTCCTCCGAGGTTCCAGATAACTCATATGAGAACATTATCTCACTTAATGTTGTCAATGTGTTAGATCCTGAGACAAGGTTAGGTCTAATTGAAGATGTTGGTCGAATCTTAAAAGAAGGTGGAACCGCTTTTATAGGCTCAAGAGGGAAAGAGGTGTTTGGTACACCTAATAAGATTACGAGGGGTAAGTTATCTAAACTTGAGCCTGGGGCTATCCATACTACCGGAGGTACGTATCAAAAGGGATATACAAATAAAGAACTGAAACAGTATGTTGAAGAAGTTCTTGGAGATGGTTTTACCGTTGAACCTCAGAAAGGTTTGGGTACATCTGGTGTTAAGATTACCAAGAAAAAGGGCTACACAAAACAGCTACCAGACCTACCCAAAGGTAAAGGTAAGGTCGAAGATGATATGCTTGAGGGGCTTGCCGACGACGAAACTTTCGAGAGTATGTCGGAGGACATGTTCGATGTGGATATGGATAATCCACGGGTGAGGGCAGTTTATGACGACAAAATTCTCAAAGAGGCAATGGAAGGAGTGCGCAATGCCGCAGCTCAAGGAGATCTCGATACGGCAATCGGAAAGGTAGTACGCGACTACCGATTCCCAGACGCGAAGTCCCGATATGATTTCTTCCGCGCACTGACCAATGAAGTCAGGAAGAACAAGAACTTTCAAGCAGGAGAAACGCTTACGCTAGAGCAATCTACAAATGCTGCGAAGATGGAGTTTGAGTTAATGACATCTCGCCAACGTAAAGAGGCGGAAGGTGTCCTCGGTGTCACAAAAAGCATCGAGATGGCAGAGCAGGTTCGTAGGGATGCGATGGTTTACAACCTTATCCTAAAACAGAAGTACGACTCCATGCTCGATACCGCAAAGAATATTTCCAGCGTCAAAGGAGAGATTAAGTCTGTTGCGGATGTGCAGGAGCAACTTGAAGATCTTTACGAGTATATCTCTCTCCATTCTGCTCTTGGGCGCGAGATGGGATTGGCACTAGGTCAACGTCGCAGACTATTTGCAAATAAAAAGGCGGCAAATAATCGCCCCATGATCAAGGACGAAAAGCTTGGGGGTGCCAACTCTGAAGCCTACATGCGCGACAAACGCGAAAAGTGGGTAGAGCAAGCCATTAAAATCTTGAAGGAAGGGGGAGATCCTAAAGAAGCTATGCGCAAGCTTGCTGGCATTGCAGAAGGCACACAAGGTGGAAAGCTAGATATGCTCCGGGAAATGTGGATCAACAACATCCTTTCTGGACTTCCGACTCAGGCCGCTAATATCCTTGGTAACAGCATCGCTTACGTGCTGCACACTGGTGAAGCCGCTATCGGTCATCTTGCTAGTGGAGATTTCCATCTTGCTAAAGAAGCAATAAAGGCAGCCGTAGACATTGACACTTTATTTGGTGACTCTTTGAGGTGGGCAGGAAAAAGCTTAAAAGAAGAAGGGCAATACATAATTCCTGACCATGCAGCATTTAGCGAAGGAGGAGTGAGAAGTTCCCTTACCCCAGAGAATATCTCTCGGCAAACTGGGATTGATGCCCCGCAAGATAGCATGGCATATCAATTATTTAATTCAGCGGCATTTGCATTAAGGTTGCCAAGTCGAGGACTTAACGCCGCAGATGAATGGTTTAAACAAATCAATGCGAGGAGGGCTGCAAAATACAAAGCCGCAGTTCAAGCCATCGAATCTGGCGTTACTGACCCACAAGAAATCGCAAAGAAGGTACAAGAAACGATAGATCGGCTTGTTGTAGAATCTGGTGAAATTTACAGTGAACGAGCCATTACTGCCGAAGCAATTCGTAAAGCTGATGAGCGTGGCCTTACAGGAAATCACCAAGCCAATTTTATTAAAAAGTACGTCAAGGACAACTACGATCCCGACCAAAGTGCGATTGCAGACTATGCTAGGTCAGTAGCTGAAGAAATGACTTTTACCGAAGACCTCGGAAGTAAAGGGCAAGCAGTGCAAAGGTTAATAAGGGAAATGCCTGTTTTGTCTTTTGTGATGCCATTTGTTCGCACACCTGTGAATATAATGAAATTTGCGTTTCATAGACTTGGCGGAAACTTCCCAAACATCAATTCGACGCAAACTAAGTATTTTAGCGATCTACGCTCATCTGACGTTATGGTAAGTGCAGCAGCAAAAGGGCGAATGGCTACTACTGCTGCGGCAACAGCAAATTTATTTGCTGCAATGACTGTTATGCGTGACCGCATATCTGGTGGTGGTCCAGTTGATGCAAAACAAAAGCAAGCCTTAATAGATCAAGGGTGGCAACCTTACTCCATAAAAGCAGGAGACACTTGGTACTCATACCAAAGGTTAGACCCTATGGCTACAATCATTGGGGTTATGGCAGACATTAGGGACGCATGGCATGACTCAAATTATGGATTTAATGACGAAAACCCACAACGGGTACTAACGACGTTACTTGTTTTACTCCAAAGGAATATTACAAATAAATCCTACCTGTCTGGCGTAGAAATGCTAAATGACGCAATGTCAGACACTTCTGGCAACCAAGCAATACGCATGGTAAATAATATTGCTGCTGGGTTTATACCATTTGCAGGGTTTCAAAAGCACACGCAGAACATTATAGGGACACAAGAAGCAAAAGAGGTACGTGGTCTTGCTGACCGATTTTTAATGACATCTGCGATTCCAGGGTTCAACCGTGCAAGGCTCGACCCCAAACGGAATATTATTGGCGAAACTAAAATGATCGAGCTTACACCAGGGTTTGGCGCACTCTCTCCGATCTCTTGGTCAACCGACAAAAAGGACGCACTACTTGATGAGTTTGCCAACTTAAACCACGCATTTCGTCAAGTGAATCCAATACACCAGGGTGTGCTTGACCTACTCCAGTACAGTAACGACAAAGGGCAGTCAGCCCATGATCGTCGCCTTGAGCTTATTGGCACTACGCAAATCGGTGGCAAGAACGTCCGGCAAGCACTGGAGCGGTTAATTAAATCAAAGCGTTACCAGTCGCTTGACCCACGCAGTGAACCAGGCTTAACATCGCCACGAGTGCGTGAAATTAACAAGATCTTAACCAAGTACCGATCCAAAGCTTTACAACAAACCTTGTCTGAGTTCCCAGAACTTGCTAGGTATCACAAAGAATTTACCCGCGCCAAAAGAAATCAACGTCGCGGCCAAGCAATGGACGAACTTTTACAAACCCTCAACTTCTGATAACCGATGGCCAACACCTTTAATGAATATACCGCCACAACTGGGCAAAGTGAGTTCGAGTACACTTTCCCGACGCTAAACTTAGACCATGTTATTGTAAGCGTAGATGGTGCTGACTCAGATCAAAATACAGCAGACAACCCACCTACGGCGTATGAGTTTACGATTACAGAAACGCCCACAAAGAAAGTAATACTGAACACGGCACCAGGCAGTGGGAAACTGGTTAGGGTTTATCGGAACACACAAGGGTTAAATAACACAAGCGCAGACCCTTTAGTAGACTTTACCGATGGATCAATACTGACCGAATCCGACTTAGATACCGCAGTCAGGCAAGCACTCTATATTGCACAGGAGCAAAGTGATATACAAATCGGAACCGCAGGTGCTGCGGCAGGTTCGCTGTTGGCATACAATGCCTCGACCAGCAAGTGGGAGGTTATCCCAATCAACCTCCAATATGACTCGACAAACGGAACATTTGGCTTTGGAGGAACCCCTGCAACAGGTTACACCTACACACTGCATGGTGACACTATTATTAAAGATGGGACAGGCGAAGCTAGACTTGTTATTGAAAACACAAGTACAGCTTCTGCGATCTTGGAAATGATTGCACAAAATCCTACGGCAATATTCCAAGACACCAATGGTGCTACTGATGACAAGCACATGCACATAGGCTTAGAGAATGGGATTTTGTCATTTGCGCCATACACTGAAGCCGGGGCACTTAAAACTATTGGGCTTCAACTAGATACTGAAGGTGGCGTCTACACTCCAAACATCCCAACGACTGACCCTTCCGTAGCAAACCAAGTCTTCAGTCGAAATGGACAGTTGGCAATATCAGGTTCCAGCCGATATATCTACGACTCCGGTTGGGTGACCCAATGGAATACCACAACTTTAGCCGCCAACGCATTTGATGCCGTCACAATGACTACGGCAGTTGATGGGTATTTTCCGTTTAATATACAAATTTGGGGACGGTTGGCATCTAGTCCAAATGAAGTATATCCTTTAAATACGACCGCAGTTGCCCAATCCTCCGCAACAGGAACAGTCGGGGTTCAAGCAAAATACAATGAGTCTACCCGTGACTTAACCCTTTATTTTCAGGATGTTCCAGTGTGGCACGAGGTTACTTCTGGCGTAGGAAGTACACTCCTTTGGGGAACTGGCATCGACGAAATCCGCGTAACCATTACCTAACATGGCTAAGGCAACAAAGCAGCAACTAGACGACCTACAGGGGTTAACCATTGAGGCATGCAAGGAGGCGTTGCAAGATATGATCGCGACAGGCGAGTGGAACCCTGCTCTCATCAATGCTGCTGGCAAAATTTGCAAAGATAACGGAATCATCACCACACCAGAAAATACTAGCAAGCTTGGGGACTTAGCGAAGGTATTGCCATTTGATATAAAAGATGCAGCAGAAGGATAAAACAACCACGACATGGATGATGATGATAAGTTGATGCAAGACTTTAGGAACTTCTTGTTCCTAGTATGGCGACACCTTGCACTTCCTGACCCGACCCTTATCCAGTACGACATTGCTGGGCATCTACAAAACGCTGGCAGGCGCGAAATTATCGAGGGGTTTCGTGGCGTAGGTAAATCATGGATATGCTCGGCCTATGTGGTTTGGCGGCTATTGATGGACCCGACGCTTAACATCCTAGTGGTGTCAGCATCTAAAACCCGCTCGGACGACTTCAGCATCTTCACGATGCGCCTAATCAACGAGATCCCAATTCTCCAGCATCTTAAACCAGGCCAAGACCAACGGTGCAGTAAGATTGCATTTGATGTTGGGCCAGCACCTCCAGCCCACGCCCCATCTGTAAAATCAATGGGGATTACTGGGATGCTTACAGGGTCACGGGCAGACTTAATTGTGGCAGACGACATCGAGGTGCCAAACAACACACTTACTCAAGGGATGCGGGAAAAGCTGGATGAGCAGGTCAAAGAGTTCGAGGCTATTCTTAAACCACTAGAGTCGTCCCAAATTATCTTCCTCGGCACCCCACAGTGCGAAGATACTGTCTACCGCAAATTAGCCAAACGTGGATACCGCACACGCATCTGGCCAGCAGAGTATGTAGACGAAACAAAGAACGAAGGTGACTACGAAGGTGCAGTCTCCGACACCTGCGTAAGCGATGACGATGTTGGGAGTTCAACTGAACCACTTCGATTCTCCGACATCGACCTAGAAGAACGGAAGACTTCCTACGGCAAAGCAGGATACCAACTCCAGTACATGCTCAACCCGCGCCTGGGCGACCTGGAGCGATACCCATTAAAAATAAACGACCTAATCGTTACCGAGGTTGATCGGGATGTTGCCCCAGAAAAAGTAGTGTACTCGTCCGGCTCCGAATACGAGTGGGGGCCAGAACTTCCAAATGTCGGGATGCCAAAAGATAGGTTTTATCGGCCAATGAAAACCAACGGGGAACACACGGCATACACCGGGAAAGTAATGTCGATTGACCCTGCTGGCAGAGGTAAGGATGAAACCTCCTACGCAATCTGCAATATGCTCAATGGGCAACTATTTGTACCAGAAGCAGTAGGTATGCAAGGCGGGTATGACGAGAACGTCCTGCTACTCCTAGCGGAAGCGGCCAAGCGGAACCTAGTCAACTTGATTATCATCGAGTCCAACATGGGCGACGGCATGTTTGAGCAACTTCTTAAACCTGTCCTCCGCAATGTCTATCCCTGCACCATCGAGGAAGTCCGCCATAGCACCCAGAAGGAAAGGCGCATTGCCGATACCATCGAACCTGTCCTCGGCAGTCACAAACTAATCATAGACCCCGCAGTCATTCGGGAAGATTACAACTCAATCCAATCCTACCCCGCCGAACGTCGCGCCTACTACTCCCTTATCTACCAGATGTCGCGCCTAACACGGGACAAAGGTGCCTTAATGCAGGATGATAGACTTGACGCACTGAGCATTGCTATCGGATACTGGGTCGAGCAAATGGGGCAAGACGTAAACAGGAAGATGCAAGATCGGCAGGAGCAAATGCTCGACGAACAGCTAAAGGATTTCCAAAGATCCGTATTCGGATTCAAACGTAAACCAAAACCCAACTGGATGAATGTATGAAGAAGAAAAAAGACCTTACCCCTAAAGAAGCTATGGCTTGGAGTCTCCAAGAGGCTCAGTCACAAAAGAAAGCCCTCCTCGACTTTATGAAGTCTGAGGAGGCACAAAAGCTTTCCATAGGCGAAATCCAGATGCTTAACCGTGAACACTCCCTCCTCTGCCAATTGATTGTTGTCCGCACTAAACGACTTGGATATTACAAAGAATGAACGCGGAACAAAAGAAAGTCGGATACCGTATAGCCCCCACGCCACTTCAATCATGCAAACAATGTGAATACTTCTCCGAAACCGAACATCGCTGGGATAAAAGCATTACACATTTAAATTGCCGCCTCCTTACCTCTATGGGGTCGGCACAACCACCAGCACGTAACTATACGTGCAACAAACACCAACCACGTAACAAAAATGGCGACTAAACCAACCAAGGCGTGTAGCCGCGTCCTTACTACCAAACTCGCAAGACAAGCCGCAATCGACCGAGAAAAAGGTCTTAGCATCGACGAGGGACAACATGGTCTCGATGTCTGTATGCCCCCCGGCAACAACCACTACTGTGTCGTCCGTAACGGGCGGCTACACAAACGATTCCGGTTCTACGCAACCGCAAAAAAGCACCAAGGGCCTGGATACGTTATCTCCTCCCAAGATGCCCACAAATATCAAGAGAAATAAATCATGTCATACGAATTAACAGCACGAATTAAACACATCGGGGAAACCGAAACCTTTAAAAACGATTTCACCAAACGTAACCTTATCCTAGAGGATACTTCCGGGCAGTACACCAACCTCTACTGCATTGAACTCACAAAGGACAAAACCGAAATCCCAGAGCAAATCGGACTCACCACCGGACAAATGGTCAACGTCAAGTTCAATATCCGCTGCAACGAATGGAACGGAAAGTATTTCACTAGCCTCAATGGTGTCTACGTTCAGCAAGCGTCCGACGCTACCTACGCGCCACCCCGCCCCGTAGCGCAACAACCCGTCTACCAGGAACCCCCAAAACCTCCGCAACCCCCGATCTCCGACCAACCAGACCCCGAAGACGAGGGCGAAATCCCATTTTAAGCCATGACCCTCGCACTTGAAGTCCGCGCTCCCGGTCTCAACTGGAAAGTAGTCAAGCGATTCGGGACTGTTGAAGATAACTCAGAGTACGTCCGCGACAAACTCGTAGATTTCTATCAACAGCACTACCGACATTGGCCGCAATGGAGGATTTCCCAAGACCAAAACAACCACACGCTTGACAAGCAACAACACCCCGCACAACCTTAACACACTACGTTCGGTATTATGTACCTTCAGTGTGTTAGTTAATGATCATGCACTGGGCGGTGTCGGGTTTTTCCGCCCTTTCTCCCCGACACCGCCCCTCCCTTCCCCTTCCCCGCTATGTCTGCTCTCACCATAGTCCTCCTCGCCCTCTGCTGCGGCCTCCTCCTCCTCGCACTCCTCGACCAACTATAAGCGACTAACACCAAACCACGCCTGCGACAACTTCACCCCAAACAGCTCACTCGCACACCCATACTGAGGCAACTACTTACTGTACTAAAGAGAGAACA